CCAACAATCCTGACCCGGATCAATGGGTCTATGGGGGTAGCCGTACTGGTGATGAAATGTCACATGCTTGGATCGCGGTTACTCATTTAGATGATGCTAAATATGAGGAACTCATAAGCGAGAGGCAATGAAATACGTAAAAGAAGTTTTATCCATTATATTTTTAGGAAGTTTAACAGCTTGTAATGCAGCGGATGGTGATTGGTTTAATGACGAACCGCCATTCAATTACATCAACCAAGATAATCTTCAACTGAAATGGCGGGACTGTCGTTCACAGCCTACCTGCTCAGTAGATGATTTAGTAGACAGGTTTTAATTTATGTTGGCACTCTATACAGAAGAACAACTAGGAGCAGCGTATCAAATATATTGTCGTGTTCATGCGGCAAAAGAACTAGACTTTGTAGACTTTGAAACCTACAGAGATATATTTGAAGCCCAGTTCGTAGCCATGTCAAGACCAGAAGAATTATTTTCTGGAGTAGAAGAAGAGCTACACTGATGTCTCCAAAGAAACTACAACTTGATTCTAAGTATGCTCAATATGATCTGGATAGAGATGGAGTTGTATCTGATTCTGAAATAGAACGTGCCAAAGAAATGATAGACCTTGAGTTAAGAGAAGAAAAGTCGGAGGCGCAAAAGCTTATGGCTTGGTTAGCGATCCTTGTGATGACAGCGACTACTATAGTTCTCTTTACTCCCATCATTCCCGACAGTAGAGTAAATGCTTTGTCAGACCTGCTAGGTCTTTTCTATTTCTCTATGTGCGGAATAGTTGGTACTTATATGGGGGCCACTGCGTTTATGCACAAGCCCCCTGCTAAGTGATACTCTGCACTCCTTGTTCAATAAAGTTGTGCAGAGGATCTAACTTCTCTTTCAAGTCTCCTATTATCTTTGCGATAATATCATAATCATCTTTCTGGAATATCTTCTGAGCTTGGCCTAAAGGGAGATGACTAAGCTCAGACACGATATTACCTTCCTGAGTTATGACAACCTTGAATGATATGAGGTTCCCCTCTTGAGGCTGCTGCTCATACATGGGCAAAACTTACATTCTCAATGTTGCCTTTCAGACCTGCCTTCATGTATGTAGTGGATCGTCCTTCAAAAAAGTTTTGATGTTCGACTCCAAGCACATCATCCAACCAAGTCAGTGGATTGTCGCTAACCTCGAAGTTCGGCTTTAGACCCAACTGCAACAACCTCCTGTCAGCAATATAGCGAATGTATTCCTTCATCTCTTCTTTAGTCAAGCCCACAATATCCCCCATCTCAAACACTAAGTCAAGAAACTTGTCCTCCAGTTTCACCATCTCTCTACATACAGAGTAGATTTCTTTCTTGAAGTCATCAGTCCAGATATCTACATTCTCTTTGATGAACTCTCTGAAGAGCTTTGTCATTGCCTCAACGTGCAGTGACTCATCACGTATGCTGTACGTTACTATCTGTCCCATGCCCTTCATCTTACCGAAGCGTGGGAAGTTTAATAGTATAACAAAACTACTGAACAATTGCAAGCCCTCAGTGAATCCTGAGTAGATTGCTAGGTTCTTAGCGATAGAGTGCTTGTCCTTTATCTTTAGAGGAGAGCTACTAATATACTCGTGCTTATCAGCCATAGCCTCGTACTCCGCAAAAGCTTTGTACTCAATCTCTGGCATACCCACTGTGTCTAGCAAAAGGCTATAGGCGTGTTGATGAATTGATTCCATGTTGGCAAAGGAGGACATCATCATCCTCGCCTCTGGCTTCTTGAACACCCTCATGTACCTGTCTATGTACCCAGACGCAACGTCCACATCTGATTGGGTGAACAGCCTGAAGATCTGAGTCAAAAGATTCTTCTCTTGATCAGACATATCCTGCCAATCTTTAACGTCATTGTGTAGTGGCACATCTTCTGGTAGCCACATCATTTGATTCTGTTGGACGTAGTAATCAAACATCCAAGGGTAATCAAAAGGTTTGTAATAATCTCTAGTCCCCAGTAGGCTCACTTGCTTTCTCCTTTGGTTTCTCTACCCTGAACTGACAGAAAGGACACTGCCATGCTTCATGGTAAAGTTTTTTTGTTTCATCATTACGATCATAAAATAATATCTCAGTCATTTTACAACCACAGTTATCGCACTGTCTGTATGCCATAGTATTTAAATGTCCGTAGTGTACTCCCAGTAGTCAGTGATCATCCCTTTCGGGATAACCATTATAGCATTTACATACTCTTTGTCTTTCTCGTTGTGATACATATCAGTAGAAAGTATCAACTCATTTTCATTGTCGGCAACCAACCAACCTACAGTTGAGCGAGAAATGGGCTTAAGCTTTTTAGCATCTGCTATCAAGACATCTTCAGTATCTATCCAAGCATCGTCCCATTTAACCTCTATCACCTTAGCCTTCACAACTCAAGCACCCTTCCTCGTCTAGCTTTATGCGAGGTATCTTTATGTTCACGTTCTCAGTGGATCGTGCGGCATCAGACCTCAGATAATACATAGACTTCAGTTTGTTAGCACCTGCCCAATGAACGTCACTTACATATTGCAGAAAACTATCGTGAGTCTCTTGATCGTCAGATGACTTGGGAGGCACAAAGAATAGATTCACACTCTGGCTTTGGCATATGTATTGCTGTCTGTTCTCAGCGTGTTCGATAATCCATATCTGATTTATCTCTGGTGCAGTCTTGAAAACTTCTTTAACTGCATCAGGTAGATCTTCAAGATGCTGCACAGATCCCTCATGGGCTGCGATATCTTTCCACACCTTCTCTCTGGTATCGTTGTTAGGATACAACTCAAACAGGATATCATCAAGATACTTATTGCGTACCCTGAAAGAACCGGAAAGAGTTTTGTGGGTGTAGGTGTTAGCCCGTATAGGTTCTATAGAAGGACTCGTCCCTCCACAGATGATAGAGCTTGAGGCGTTAGGCGCAACAGCCATCAGGTGTGAGTTACGCTTGTTGCTGCCTAGCATATCTGGAGCATCTCCACGCTCCTTAGCTAACATACGAGTGGCTGCACTGGCCCGATCTTTTATGTGAGAAAAAGATTTGTGATTGAATGAGGCAGCATACATACTCTCAAAGGCTATGTTGTTTCGTTGTAGGTAGCTGTGAAATCCCATAGCACCTAGACCCACCGCCCTCTCACGGTACGCAGAGAACGCAGCCTTAGCGTATCCTTTGCGATCCTCACGGCACAGAGACTTGAATGTGTTGAAGTCCAGAGGTCTGTCTGCCATGTATTCGTTGTTGTTAGGCCAACTATTTTCAAGAGGATAATCAATAAAATGTTGGAGTACATTGTCAAGCATAGTAATCAAATCAGGGATGAAGGTGTCCTCTACAGACCACTCATCATAGTATTCTAGATTAACACTTGACAGACAACACACTGCTGTTCGTTCTTCATTGGTAGGCAGAGTTATCTCTGAGCAGAGGTTGCTCTGATTAATAGCAAGTCCCAGTTTCTTCTGCTCTTCTGGCATCATGTCATTACAGATATCCAGATTAACTATATAAGGCTCTCCAGTTTCCATACGGGTTTGAATAAGTTGAAACCAGAGATCACGAGCAGACATAGTTTTGACTGCTGTGTTTGTCTTGGGGTCTATGAGTCTCCAATCCTTGTCACATCTGACAGCTTCCAAGAACTCATTGGATATGCTAACACCATTGTGTAGGTTCAGGCACTTGCGGTTTAGATCGCCGCCAGTGGTCTTACGCATATTGATAAACTCTTCAATCTCTGGATGAGAGATATCTGTATAGGCAGCGTAGCTTCCTCTGCGGGTGACACCCTGATTGAAAGCCAACATCTGGCTATCAACTACGTGCATGAATGGGATAGAGCCAGTAGACTTAGAACCGTTAGAAGTGTCCACACCATTACTCCGAACACCACTCCAACATCCACCGATGCCTCCACCTCCACTTGCAAGCCATATGTTTTCATCATAGTGATCAGATAGACCATAGCGGGAATCAGGTACATAATTAAGAAAGCAACTGATAGGTAGGCCACGAGAGGTTCCCCCGTTGCTAAGGATAGGAGTGCTAAACATGAACCAGAAACGACTAGCGTATAGGTAAAGTCGCTGTGCAAGATCGTAATCAGTGTGTCCCTGATAAGTAGCACCAAATACACTGGCACGAGCAAAAGCTTCCTGAGCATGAGTCTCATTCTCCCAAAGGTATCTATCTTTTATAGTTGCTAGTGCAAAAGAATCTAGTCGTTCTTCTGCATCATAGTTGATCTTTATTCCTAAGTAATCTTGTTCGCCTATCTTTGTCTGCGTCATTGTGTCTATGCTTCCTGTTATCCTTACTCTTCTTTCGTTTATACTTTGAGCGTCTTTCTTCTTTACGATCCCACATTTTCTATATCTCTATAAATTTCCTGACGCACTCTGGTTTTTGTTTCTCTGTTAGCGTCAGTCAGGACTTTTATATCTGTTACCTTTAGCTTATATGTGTCCCAGTACATAGCCTCTGGAGGGTTAGTCCGTAGTTCGTACTGCCACACATCGCCATCAATATCAGTAAAAAACATTTCGCCTTTCATTCTTGTAGATAATCCAAGTTTATGGGTTCAGATTTTTGACCATCTTGAATAAACTTAATAAGCCTTTCGAGATACCAATTAGCTTTTCTTAAGTCCTTCACATTATCTTTGTATCTGTATCTCCAGATATATTTTAACACATTCCCACGTAAATATCCTTGATATTCTTCCCATGTAGACGCAGCCTCTATTGCGTCAATACATTCTATGTCACCACTGTTGTAGTGTTCTGGCTTACTTACATCATCAAAACTCATTGCATTTCCTCTGGTAAATTCTCTTCAGTGTACCAAGTAAAGTCGTTAGCCTCTGCCCACTCAGCGTGAGATCGTTTGCTACCGTCCTTCCTTTTCTTTGCCTGTGGCATTGGTGCGTATGGATCAGAGAACAAGAACACTAGCTCTGTATTTTTAGGCAAAGCTTTCCTGATCCAAGTGTACTTGTTGTACTCTTGGTAATCCCAGAACCTACCCTTTGCTTCTAACAGAATAGTCTTACCATCAATGATCTTGATAAAATCAGGATGGTACTTGTGCTTGATGACGTAATCTACAGTGTCGCTGTGATGCTCCCAGTTTCTTAGAAGCCCCTTGTGTAGAGAGTACTCCCACTTAGAGTCATAAGATTCCGGCACATCCTTCTCAACTGGACGCACTACACGCTTCTTGCGATATCCTTTTCGTATTTTCACTTAGACACTTCCTTACAATCTTCTATAGAAATGTCTGCTATCTCTTTAGTTTTACTAAGCTTTTTTACCTGCTGAGTAAACCACTTGAAAGTGTATGCGCTTAGATGATACGAACCATCATTATAGTAGAGATGAGTTTGCTTTGGAGAAAAAGACAACACGTTTTTAAGTGTGTACTTACTAGCAGAATCTTCATCAACCAGTGACTGCATCCACTGAAGCAGCAACTCTTTAGCCCTTAGCCGCACTAGCTTAGACCGCAATCCGTTCATACAATTTCCTCAACTCTAGGAGGCACTACAACTTTTGTAAAGTACACGGGGCCTCTGGTGTAATCAAATATCCTCAGACCCTGACCATCGTTAGCGTTCTTAAAACACTCAAACTTATGGGGACAGAACGTGCAGTTCTTGTGCAGTTTCTTGTTGCCCTTCTTGCCCTCATCAACAGGCTCATAGCACAGGTCAGGTGGAGGTGTCTTTCGGTTTAGGTCTTTGGTAAGTTTGGCAATACGGTCACTGACAATAGGCTTATCCAAATCATCAGGTACATAGAAACAAAGATCACCGTTCTCTTTGTTGATGACAAGAAAGCCTCCTTGATCTGTTCCTTCTGCTGCTTCATATCCTGCTAACTGAGGGATATATCCAAAAGGATCATCCTCTCTCAGCTTGCCCTCCTTAAATTTTCTGAATGAAAAACCAGAGGCAGTCTTGATATCGACAACCTCCCCATTTATTTTGCAGTCCATGTGACCGGACACACCATCAACCATAACCTCTTTCTGCTCAGAGTCAACATCATTAGGAGTCAACCTAGCAAGCATCAGCACCACCTCTTCAAGAAGGTGACCGTACAAAAACTTTATGAAAGTCTTGGGATGCTGAGTCTCTGGAGCGAGATCATTGTTCTTATCAAACCACAACCTGCGAGAAGGCTTACCTATGTTAGACATACGTACATTGAAAGATGAATCTCTTTTAGGTGGTCTAGCCCAAGAGCGCAGGGCATCTTTCATTCGCTCACCAAAGTCATCTATCTCTTCATCAGACAATGAGAGTGCCTCTCCTTTTGTCAAAGGAGTTAGAGCCTCGTATATATCATCAACTATGTCTGTCATTTTCTGTGCCTCACGAATCTACATTTACGTGTCTCTGAATTATAGTGTAGATACTGCACACCTAACTCTTTCTGTAATTCTGTTTTTGCTGATAGCCTGCCATCCTTATAGGACTTAACATCTATCAGAGTTATCTCTCCTTCAGGTGAGAGGGCAACGATATCAACTGGCCCAGTACATCCACAGTTTCTGAACACATGATATCCATTGTCCCACAACCAAGTGATAGCGTAATGCTCTGCTAGATCACCAACTCTATTTGGATCGTCCTTAGTGCGTTTCACTCCAGTTTCTCCCTACCTTGTACTCCCCATCAAGTGGGCAGTTAAGGTTATAGTAGTGTGCTGTTTGCCTTATTGCATCAACACCCATAGA